CTATGAGCGTTATGCTATAGAACCTGTATCATTTATAATGAATAATGAATTACCTTTTTGGATGGGTAATGTAATTAAATATATAATGAGAGCAGGATACAAGTCAAATACAAGCGAGATAGAAGATTTAAATAAAGCAAAACGATATATTGACATGCGTATTAATCAGTTAGAAGGTCGAGAACCTAATGCGAGTTAGAATTAACGTAACAGTAGATGTAGACCCAGAAGAGTTTCCTGTACCTGCTGATGAAAATGTATCTGAAGAAATAGAAGACCTGTTCACAGATATGATATATGATTTAGATGGTCTGAAATTAAAATATATAAAAGCTAAAATGGAGAGATAAATGAACAACTACTTACCAACAGACTATCAAAACTTTATAGCTCTATCTCGCTATGCTAGATGGAAAGAAGATGAACAAAGACGTGAGACATGGGGAGAAACTGTGGCACGTTACTTTGATTATATGACAACACATCTAAAAAAGACATGTAATTATGTGCTTGAAGATTCACTGCGTAGCGAATTAGAGGAAGCAGTTCTTGAACAAAGAGTGATGCCAAGCATGAGAGCATTGATGACATCAGGACCTGCGTTAGATAGATGCCATGTAGGTGGTTATAACTGTTCTTACGTACCTGTAGATAGTCCTAGAGCATTTGATGAGACTATGTACATCCTAATGTGTGGAACAGGTGTAGGTTTCTCTGTAGAGCGTAGTAATATAGATAAACTACCCATAGTAAATGAACACTTTGAGAAGAGTGATACTACTATTAAGGTCGATGACAGCAGACCCGGATGGTCAAAAGCATTACGTGAGTTGATTGCTATGTTGTATGCAGGTCAGATACCTAAGTGGGATGTATCAGAAGTACGTCCTGCAGGTGCAAGACTAAAGACATTTGGTGGTAGAGCATCAGGACCACAACCTTTAGTAGAGTTATTTAACTTCTGTATTGAAAAGTTTAAGGGCGCATCTGGTCGTAGACTTTGGCCTATTGAATGTCACGATATAATGTGTAAGATAGGAGAGGTTGTTGTTGTAGGTGGTGTCAGACGTAGTGCATTGATTTCATTATCTAATCTTGGAGATGACCAGATGGCACATGCTAAGTCAGGTCAGTGGTGGGAGAACGAAGGTCAACGTGCGTTAGCTAATAATAGTGTGGCTTATAAATTTAAGCCAGAGATAGGCACGTTCATGCGTGAGTGGGTATCCTTGTACGAGAGCAAGTCAGGTGAGCGTGGTATATTTAATCGTG